CGAATCGCATACGACGGTCCAATCGTCTACGTAAACCACCATGAAGTTGCGCGTGACGCCATGCATGTCAGTGAGTGCTACGGTGTCGTAAACCTCTGGGTTCTTCGGAGTTCCCATCACGCACCTCCTTTCAGCATCGAGCAGTAAGTTGTCGAGCTGTACGACCGCAGATTCATGTTCGCCCCGCAATTCGGACAATGATTCGGATGCATGCGCTCGTAGAATCCCGTAGTCTTCGATTTCGCGCTCACGACGAATACGCAATTGCATGTCGGACATACGTTTGCGTTCGCTGCCGGCATTTCGATATTCATTCCGCATCGCCTTCCCGCATCTGCAATTCGGCGGCGTACTTGTTGATGATGTCCGAATTGCCCATATCGGCCCGAGTGCTGTCTTTGAGCACGTCCATCAGCACGTCCTCGACGGTTCTCGGTTTGACGTGGCGGCATCGGTCGAGCCGAAGTTCCTTGATTGTCCATGTGTTCTCGCTCGGCTTGACCTTGATGTAAACCGTATCCGGGTCTTCGCCGCCGTAAAGGTGGTATGCGGTCACGGTGCCTTTTACAGTCGAGTTATCGTAGAAAAGCTCGCCTTCAAGCTCGTCGCCCATCTTTATCGGCACGCCGTTCATGTCGAGCGGCAGCGGCATGTAGCATTCGTCCACTTCCGCTTGAATCTCTCTCGCCATGTGATAAACGTCTCGCTCTCGGTCGATATCGCCTTCGCACATATAGCTCGCCCATGAGTTCAGCTTTTTCAACGATTTCAGTTCCATCAGTCCACCTCGATTCCCAGCGCCGACATGCGCCCTTCAAACACCGTGCGCATTCCGCAGTCATCCCCGTAGTCTTCATCGCATCGTGCGCTCAGCTCGCACGTATCGCAGTATTCATCGCCACCGGTAAACCATGCGTGCATGTCCCGCACGAGCGATTCCAGCTCGGCGATGCGCTGCTCATGTGTGCGTTCGTTCCAGGCTTCGTTGTTGCCTTCGTAACTGCTCCTTTTCCTGAAACGGAGTCCGCATACGATGCAATTGATTTCACCGCTCTTCCACCCAACTGTTCCCCCGCAGAACGGGCATGGTTTCAGCTCGCTCATCGCGTCACCGCCTTCCTACATACGGGACAGCACGTGTACTCGCTGTAAACCTCATCCCCATCGCAAGTAAGCACGTGATGGTGCGCAGGCGGCACTATGACGTATGCTCCGCATTCAGAGCACTCGGCAAGCGTCGCGTAGTCCTTTCCGCTGTCCATGTCGTATCCTTCGACCTCGTATTCGACGTTGAAGCAAACATCCGCGAAACTTGACAGCTCGCACTCCCCGCGCTCCACCACCGCGTCTTGCAGCCGCTCCCGCAGCGACTCGATGGTGTCGGCTGCTTCGCGCAGCATGCGGCTGATTTCGCCATTGTTGTATCCCTCGAAGAGCAACGCCTTCTCGCGCAGCTCGGTCGTTCGGTTGTCGGTCATCGTCACTCCTTCCAGCTCAAGCACAGCTCGTGCGGCTCTTTGCAATCTGGAATCGGCAGCTTGTCGGCTATCGGGCCGAACGCTTCGCCGCCGTACTCTGGCGGCGCGTAATCCAGGCACATGAAATACCCCGCGCGGTCGATGTTGGCGTACCTGCACGTGTCGCAGAGGTAGTCCACGCGCTGCTTGATGTAGTTCTCTCCGCGCCAGTTGATGAGTTCGCCATCATTGGAAACGGTTAGTCCGTTCGGCTCCATCTCGTGTCTTGTAACGAGCCTCAACCAATCATCGTTGCAACGTCCGATAATCCAGCCGAACGGGTCACGGATGATGCCGTTCTCCTGAATCTCGACTTCCAACTTGAATGTCTTGATGCAATCACCGCTCATTCGCCCACCGCCTCAGAATCACAAATACCTGTTGCTTTTTGTGACGTTCCGATTACACGCGCTCCGCAGTTAGGGCAGTAGCTCATCTTCATCAGCCATTCGTCGGCATAGAAGTCGAACACGCAATGACATGCGCTGCACTCAATCCACACATCGCCCATGCCCTCGGTTTCGTTCATGTTGTCCTTGACGTTGAACTCGCACGTCCGCTCTTTCCATCCTCGGTTCACGCTGTACTTGCAATCACGGTGCGTAACCTCATCCGCGTAGCACGTCCGCTCGGCGCGTGCGTTCCAGGCTTCGATGGCTTCGGCTTCGCTAGTGTGCGCATGCCAGACCGCATTCGCTCCGATGCAATGTGCGCAGTTGCACCCGACACGATAGAACGTCGAACTTTCGTTAGGCTCCAACAAAACCGCCTCGCCGCCGCAGAACGGGCAGGGTTTCAGCTTCTCGGTCATGCAATTGCTCATCAACGCACCTCCCGTAGAATCTCAGCTCGGCAATTCGGGCAATACCGAAACCCGCTCACGCCGTTCTCCGGATACCAGACGGCACCGCAATTGGAGCACCGCTTGCCGCCGATATCGGGATTCAGGCCATCCTCACGCTCGCAGTCGATGAGTCGGCACGTCCGCTCCGCCCGTGCGTTCAGCTCGTCGGCGATTGCCTGCCAGTCTCCATAGAACCGAGGCCCCATGACATTGCCACGCTTTAAGACAGCTTCCCGCACCTGCTCGGCTGTCAGCGTGCCGCCGCCCAGCGTCGCGGCAATGCGCCTTGCGCAATCGGAGACAATCGGCTTCTTGTCCGCATCGGTCGCATCGGCAACGTCGAGAGCGCCGATGAACTCCCATAACAGGTTTTCGCAATCTTTCACATCGACGCCCAGCGTCGCGGCGATTGCCTGCTCGGGCGTGAGGTTGTCTATGGTAAGCGTTCCGTCTAGGTTGTCCACCGCAACGTACAGCTTCGGCCCCACACGCCAAGACACATGCAGGTAGTGCGTCTGGCAACTCACGCCACGTTCTTCGAGCAGCTTGCACAGCAGCTCGGTCGTTCGGTTGTCGGTCATCGCTTGGCCTCCTTGTCATGCGGGCAACATGGTGTCCAGAAATCGTCGGTGAAAATGCACGTGCCGCCTCTGCCGTCATTGACCCATCCTTTGCAGATGGTGCAATCGCCCTTTGCTTCGGCGGGAGACTTCTTCTCGGTCGTGCCGTTGTCGGTCATCGCTTATCACTCTCCCATGATTCCCATACCGTAATGCTCGGAGCAGAGCGGCCGAGCGGCACTCTCTCAACGTATGCGTCGAGCATGATGCTCCCCGACCACCGCTCTTTCTCCGCCGCCCTGATAGCAGCCCGCTCGTCGGTGTAAGCGCCCCAGATGGACTCTCCCAGAGCACCGATGATGTGAACGGTGTAGACGTTCTCGGTCGCGCTAGCCATTGCGCACCTCCAATCTCTTCATGCGCGCATAGCTCTCATGCCACTCGCGCACAATCTGCCCGAATCCGAAGTCATGCAAATCGTCGTCGGCGAACGCGTACATCTCACCGCATCCACGGCATGCAAGAACATGCAGGCCGCGAACGATGTCCTCGGTCTCGGCTATATCCTGCGAGCCGCATGCTGGGCAGGTTGCCGCGCTAGTCATCGTCCACCTCGCTTTCCAGCCATTCGAGCAGCGCGTCGTAATTAAATTCGTCGCTCAGAAGGCATCCTTCGCCACTGCCTTGCTCGCAAGCATTCGCAAGCACGCATTCGCAGCAATCGCCGCATTTACCAGCCATCGTCCGCGCCGCCCTCTCGGGCGTGCCGAACAGTTCGTGCCAGCGCGTGCCATTCCATCGCTCCGTTGCGGACGACTTTTGAAACGCGCCGCCGCATTCTCGGCAATAGCTGTCGTGGTCGGTCACGGGCCAGCCGCAACCGCCGCAGTAGTATTCGCTCATCTCGCGCCTATTGTGGACTTTGCCTTTAACTAAGCCGACGTACTCGCTCATGCGCTCACCGCCTTCGCCTTGCACATCCAACAGCATTCCTCGTCCCTGCTCGGGCATGTCTCATCGAAGCGGTGGAACCCGATTCCAGCAGATGCCTCGGCGACTTCCGCATCGGTTGCCCTACGCAGATGTTCCAACGGCGTCGAAGCGGCCGTGCATCCCTGCGTGTAGCACGCGAACGCGCTGCTCTCCCCGCATTCAGTCACACGTCCGATTTCCTGCTTGTAACCTGGGTCGTACACGACCCATTCTCCGAATCCGTAGTTCATAGCTCCCCCCCCCTAAATCTCGTTTCCGCGCTTGTCGACCCGTTTCGGCGCTCCAAGGTCGAAGCTATCGCAGGCGGCCCTGAACTGATCGTGGTGTCTTTCGATTGGGCACCAGAAGTAGACGGTGCCGACATCCCAGGCTGGCGCGTCTGCTGGCGGGAATCCGTGGTACTCGCCTTCCGTGCGGTTCGCGCAGATGTTGCTCATAGATCGCCATCCTTCGCCATCTCGCGGATGTCGGCGCACAGCTCGTCAGCAGCCCTATCAACGCCGTCGAAGTCGTAAGAGCATCCCCACGAATCGAGCCATTCCATCACGCGCTCTTTCAGCTTGTCGGGCTTGACGTGGCGCGTTTCGTTTGCCACCCACAGAAGACCATGCTTCGCAGGATTGTGGTTCAAGTCCTCGCGGACGATAACGCATGACTCGCTTACCATCGCGACCTGAACGCCACCGCCAGGATGCCCGTAGCCGCATAGCTCATCGCCCACGTGAATCGGCACGCCGTCAGCGTCCACGGGCAGGCGCATGAAGTCGCGCTCGATTTCGCGCTCTATCTCGTCGGCGAGCGCATACCATGTCTGCTCGCAGCCGATGAGATGGTGCTTGATTTCATCGCGCAGCCTGTCCAGCGATTCCAGCTTGCTTCCGCTCATGCCTTCCTCCATTTCAACCACTGGGAAATCGCCATCCCCGCGATATACCCAGCCGTGCCGTCGTATCTGTCCTGCATCGCCTTGAACTTCGCGTTCTCCTCCGGCGACAGCGGCACCCTGTTGATGGTCTTGGTGATTTTTCCGGGTTCGATGCCGTTGTTCTTGCGTTTGGTCGGCATCATCGCTCCTTTCTCGTCTCGTACACGCAATGCCCGACCTCCCTGCAATTCGTCCAGCAATCCCACGGTGCGCAGAACGACTTGACGCCGCCGATGTCGACGGTCCGCGTTTCGTCCGCGCATGCGCCTGGGATGCGGTGCGGGAAAAGGTCGAGCGCCATCTGGCCTTCGATTGCGTGCGGTTTCATGGCCTGCCCTTCCGCTTCGCGTAGTCGAGGCACGTGAACTCCGCCTCGAGGTACGGGTCTGCGCGCACGGCGTCCTTGACCATGTGCGGGTATTTCGCCGATGCAGTGCACGCCACCTTCATGGCGCCCGTGTAGCTGTACTCCGTGCCGCACGTGTCGTATGTGTGGTACGGGCGAAGCTCGCCGTTGCGGTACCTGCATGATTCGCATAGCCATTCGCTCATTCGTCCACCTCCCCATCGTCCTCCGCGCGCCGCGCGCACGCCGCGATGCCCAGCGCGATGGCAGCTCCGAGCGCCATCCAGATCGCGATGGCCAGGGCGGTCCACAGCGCGCTCATGACGCGCTCACCTCCCTGCCGCATACGGGGCAGTAGTTCGGCGCCTTGCATTCGAGCATCGGCACGCTATGGCCGCATAACAGCTCATATGTCCACACGTTGCAGGATTGCCAGCGCCGGTTGAACGTATCGGCAAGCACGGGCTCGGCCTTCGCAAGCCGCTCGTCGGCTCGCGTGCAGAACAGACCGTGGAACAGCCCGCCCGAGAATGCGATGTACGCGTCGTGCATGCTCATGGCGTCCACATCCTCCATCGAGCGGACGCCCTTCGAGTCGAGCATGCCGTAATAGCGGCTCACCACCTTGCTGGCCGCATCGGGGAAATATTCGCCCAATTCCGCATAGAAACTCATTTCCTACCTTCTTTCTTGGTTGGCACCTCTCGCGCGCGCGTATTTATATGTAATAAAATCTTTCTTTTTTCTTTAGTTCAATAGATGGAGGGTGCCAGGTGCCAAACGTGCCAAAACGCGCAGCCATCAGGCGTTACATATGGCACGTTATGGCACCTTCCTCTCGTATACCTTCACCGACTTTCGCCCAGTCGCGAACTCCCGATGGTCCGTTTTCGAGCATTTCAGACGGAAATAGGTGCCAAAAAGTGCCGACAAGGTGCCAGACCCCATCGCGGTCTTCGCATAGCCGTTCCTCTCGCACCATGCCTGGTATTCGGCGTAAGCCTCCGCCTTCGTCATGCCGATGAGATGCTCCGCCGTGATGTTCTCGTCGTTGATCCATTGCATGCCGGTATTGGCCTCGTTGACTATCTCCGCCTTCATCGCGTTGCTGATATCGTTGGGCGTCGGTCCGTTCTGGTCGAGCGCCCGCCTCAACCCATCGATGCCCAGCACGCAGGCATATTCGAGCACTTCCTCGTCCTGCAGCTTCGTGCCGATAAGCGGGTCGAAGTCGGCGTCATCGCGGCTGAACACCGCGTTGAACTCAACGGGGAACAGCCTGCGCATGAAGCCCGGCGTCGTGTCGGCCAGCCTCGGGAATGCGTTGCAGCTGAACACCATCGTGCAGTACGGCCTGAAATGGAAGCCTTTGGACCCCTTCACGTCCGTGAACATCAGGTCGCCCGTGGCCACCGACTTGATGACGCTGCAATCCTTATCGTCCAGGTAGCCGTTCGCGATATCGTCGCCCAGGTTCGCCGTCTTGCCGACGATGTGCATCCCCATGAAATGGGCGCTTATCTCCTTCGGCTGCAATCCGCTGATGTTGTCGCGCCCGACCACGTTCTCGAGCAGTTTGATGTAGGTGGACTTTCCGTTGCTGCCCTCCCCGATCAGCACGGGGAAGTACGGCAGCACCGCCACGTCCCGCATCATGCACATGCCGATGAACTCGGCCAGATTGAGCATCGTGTCAGTCGATTCGCACGCTATCCTGTCCAGCATCGAATCGAGCAGGGCGCTTCGTGCAGCCGGATTCCAGTTGTGCGGGATGACGTTCGGTATGAGGTCTTCCGCCCCGTAATCGCGGAACTCCATCGTGCGCACGTCCAGGACGCCGTTCAGGAAGCCCATCAGGAACGGCGACGATTGGCTGCGGTGCGGCGCGCGCGCCTTGACGTATGCCTTCACCTCGCGCCTGTTCGACTCCGTGCAATCGTCGTGCATGTCGATGATGGCCGTGTCGAACGCATCCCATCCCATGCTGTAGCGCCCGTCTGCCAGGCGTATCGCAGGGGTTTCGCCGTCTATCAGGCAGGCGCCGAAATCGTCTATCAGCTTTCGCGCCACCTTGTTGTGCTCGAACTTGCGCGGCCTGCCGCGCCTCTCCTGCTTCTTGACCTCTTCGGAGAAACCTGGCTCGTTCGCCAGGACGCTCTCCGCTATCTTGTCCACCTCGGCATCGGGCAGCGGCGGTTTGCACTTGATGCGGTTGATGCCGTGCAGGTTGGCGCGTATAACGTCGGGCTCGACGTTCTTCGCGCGCAGGCCGCACCCCTCGCGGTACAGGAAGTCGTTCCTGCCTCCCTCGCCCACGTCACCCGATTCCAGATGCCGTTTGGTGCCGCGCTTGGCTGGCCGCACGTGCTCCAGGAACGCCATGACGGTCGCGTCTGCCTCAGCCGGTTCGCAATCGTCCTCCCAGCAGTATCCTGGCGTCGGGTCGCATACCACGTAGCTCCCCCATCCGCGAACGTCCACCGCCATCGCCGAGTTTACCGATGGGTGGACATCTTGGCCGCACCTGTAGATCATGTGGTAGCCGCCGCTGGGCGTGGTCTGGCATAGGGTTTCCGGCAGATCCCAGCCGAGCAGCGCGTCGCGCCCGTCGAGTCCGTCTTTGATGTCGAAATCGAAGATGACGAAGCCTTCGCCCGATATGCCGATGCCGTCGTTCGGATGCATCGCGTACCATGCGTCTGTCGCAGCATCGTCCGCCGTCGCGTCCTTCACTCCGTGCTCGATGGACGGCGCTTTCGTACCGGGCTTGATGGGCAGCGTCTTGAAGCCGATCCTGTGCAAACGGCGCGCGGCTTCCTGCATCTCATTCATACGCCACCCCCAGCAGCTCGCAGATGCGCCTTGCGCTGTCCTTCGCATCGATGAACTCGAACTCGGCGCCGTACTTCCTGTGCAGCGATTTCATCCGTCCGATGAGCTGGTAACCCTGGAACGGCTTGCCCTTGCGCTTGGCGCATTTCTGCGACTTCAGGCGCGGGTTGCATTGCTTCGTCCGCAGCAGCGCGCAGTAGCGGCATACGTAGCCGACCACCTGGAACAGCTTCTGCGGGTTCGCCCATTCGCCGCCCGCCTCTATCAGGAACACGATGCGGTATCCGGCTTCGGCTGCGCGTTTGCACTCGTGGTCGAGCCTGCGGTATCCTGCGCCCAGATTGCCCATGATCTCGTCCAGGCTGGCCTTCGTGTCGACCGTCACGTTCGAACCGTCCACGGTGTAATCGCCGAACGGGATGGTGCAGCGCACGACCTCGATGCCGTGCGCCGACCACCATGCATGCTTCGCCGCGTGCTTGTCGCCATGATGGACTTGCTGTCTGTTGTCCTCGTAAATTACCGTCATGGCATACTGCCTGTCCCTAGAATGGTATATCGTCGTTCGTATCTGCGGGTACTGCCGTGGTGGACGATGCAGCCGAGTCCCGTTTATCGGTCACCTTCGGCTTATCGTGCTGTCCAGCGCGCAGCTCGTCCTCCGTGATCCATTGGCCGACCTTGAACGTCCACGAGTCATAGCCGTTCTGGTTGGTCTTGACCGTGCCGTTCAGAACGGCGCCGAACCTGCGCCCGATGAACATCTGCCATTGGTCGGCCTTCAGAGCGGCCATCGGGTCGAAGCCGGGATTGCATGCTGCCAGGACGTTGTTCATCCGCTTCAGCTTGCCGAGATTGCCCCACGTGTACTTGACCTGGTGCATCCAGTTCTTGTTCTCGGCATAGTCGCTGCCGTCCATGAAGAACTCGCGGCTGAACTCGCCCGCATGGTCGCCCTCGTCAACGTCGAACACGAACATCACGCCGTCGCCGTTGGCCGCGCTCCTGTATGCGGGCATCTGCGTCTTGAAGTCTCGCTCCTCCCATTCGGTGAGCACCTTCTTGATGCGCAGCATGTACGCGCCCGGTTCCATCTGGCTGAATCCGCCCTGCGTTTCCTCTGCGGCTGCATAGGCCGCGTCATCGATCATCGGCATGTCTAATTCTCCTTCGCTGAATCGAATCGGTAGTATTCCCTTATGCGGCTGTCCACCGCTTTCAGGTCGTTCGGTATCTGGGGCTCGAACATCCCCATCGGGGACTTCGCGGGATTCGCGTTGTTCGTCCAGAAGATGTACTCGTCGCCGAGCTTCATGGATTGCAGCGTCACGGTCATGAGCGCCGCGATGTTCAGCTTCTCGGTAAGCATCTTGCCCATGACGGCTGGTATCACGCTGCCGTCGTTCTGGCTTTCCGTGTGCATCACCAGGTAGATGATGCGCTCTCGGTCGCCGTCCTCCATGAATCCCTCGATGAGATTGTGGACCTTGCACGCCATCAGCGTGTAACCCTTGTACGGGTCGGGAAGCTTGTCGGGCGAGTCGGGCGAGATCCAGCGCTTGTACATCTCGACAAGCACCTCGCCGAAATCGTCCACCACCACGGCGCGCTCCTTCGGTCCGCCGTCGCGCGACAGGTAGTCGGCGATGATGTCCACCTTGTACGGCTTCGCGCCCTTCGCTCGCTGCACCTTGCCCGCGTATTCGGGCACGTCGAACACGTCGACCTTGCACTCGAACGGCATCAGCTTGCCCTCGGTGTTCACGACCACGCACTCGCCCTTGGCGAAGTTGCGCGCACTGGTGGACTTTCCCGTGCCGCTGTTGCCGACGATGAGAACGGGTATGCTCATCAGAAACCCCCTTCCTTCATGTACTTTTCGAACAGCGCCATGAAATCGACTGGGTACTCCGCCCTGTCGAAATGGCGCAGGATATGGAACGCGATGCGCGCGCCCTCGAAGCACAGCGCGTCGGCGCCCGATTCGCGGGCGTCCGCGATCCGCTCGTCAAGGACGCGCATCAGCCCGTCGATTTCGGGATAGTCGAGTCGAACGTTTGCGGGATAGCTCCTGAAAAGCGCCATCATTCCTCCTCCCTTATCCGCTGGGCGAGCGGTTCGTACACCTCGGCGCGCAGATACGCTTCGCCCTCGTCGGCGTACCAGTCGGCGTCCTCGCCGCATTCCTCGTCGGGCTCGTATTCCGAGTAATCGTGGGCGTCCCAATGGTCGTAGCCGTAATCGTCGTATGCCATCAGTCGGCCTCCATCCTG